GAGCTTCATATGTTTATGGATTCCCATCCCAATAATAAAGAAGCCGCGATGAAGCTAAAGGAGCACGATATGAAAAGTCAGATGCTCCGGAAAGAATTTGAGGAAACCTATGGCCCTTTAATGGCAAATCAGATTCAAGCCAACCGATGGGCTTGGATTTCTGACCCATGGCCGTGGGATGTAGACTGTGAGAAAGGGGATTTATAACGTATGTGGGTTTACGAAAAGCGACTTGAATATCCGATTAAGATTACCCGGCCAAATCCAGCTTTAGCAAAGCTGATCATCAGTCAATATGGCGGTCCATACATTTAAAAGATATGTTTTTAGCGCATAATAAATTTATCGTTTTTTTCTTCAACCGCCTGGGCTTCTAAAAGTTTCTTGATTTCGCTGTAGATTATCATTTGATTATGGATTAATGTGTTTAAATTTTCATTGATAACTTCGAGAGAATCAAGCAAATCCTTTTTACTGTACATAAGGCGACACCCTTTCCTTACTGTACCGCTCGCTTATTAATTATAGGGTGATTTCTCAAAAATGGTGAAATAAGTGTAAATATATCACAAACAGCCCTCCCACCGAAAACGGTAAGGAGGGCTGTCTTTCTATTATTCGCTTTTCTTAGGTTCAGTATAAGAAAGCGCCTGGCTGGAATCGCTTAGGCCGCTTGTGGTGGGGTCATTCAACAGGTTCCATACGGATACCAGAACAGACACCACGATTACAGGGCTCTGGACGGCCTGCAAGAGCACGTTTCCTACAGCCTGCCAGCTAGTCATGTCTTCCCAGTTGAAGCCCAGACAAGCCAGCATAGGCAGAAAAATGGACGCTGCCAGGTTGAACCAGAACACAGGGTTTTTAAACCGTACCTTCCAGTTGATTTTCATTTCAGTTCCTCCTTATTATACAGGCAGTCCGAATTTGATTAAGATATATCCGACGCAGGCTGTAATAACCAAAAGGAGAATCTTATCCACAATCTTGTCCCAGCGTTTTCCGGATTTCTCCTTAAACTCCGCGATGGATAAAAGAGCCTTGTTAATATCCGCCTGCATGTCGTTGAGCTTGTCCAGGATCTTGCCGTACTGCTCGTCCCGTTTTGCGTCTGATTTTTCCAGAGCTGTGATCCTGGTGTAAAGCTCCGAGTGGGTTTCTCTGGATTGCTGGCGGTATTCCGCGATCTGCTTTTCCAGCATCTCCGCTTTTGCCAGCCCTAGGCAGTCCCGGGAGGGATCCGCAATGCACTTTTCCGGCGCCATGATAATCCCTCCTTACTCGATTACAATCTGAAGCTTTCCGATGGCGTTTCCGAAAGCGCCCGCGTAGCCGTCCTGGCCGTTTCCGGTTTCATTGTCATACTGCCAGGGATAATAGCTTCCGCCCACAGGAGCGACCCGGTATTTGGCTTTCTTATACGGCCTGATGCTGTCCGGGGTGTAATAATACACTTCAACAGCGTCAATCTCCAAACCGTTTCCCGCGTAGCCGTTTACAGCGTCGTTGATGTTGCAGCCGGTCACATAGGGAAGCCAATTGCCGCCCTTAATATGTACCCGGTACTTTACGGAACCAGCGGAAACACGAACAGCGACATCAGTGACGGCTCCGGTAAATCCCGCGTAATCCTCAAGGTTTTTCACCTCGGGAAGCCAGCCGTCCGCCTTGGTTCTTACCCGGTAGTATACATCTACCGTTTTCGCTGGCTCGGGCGCGGGAGCTGGAGTGGGTTTATCAAAACCATTAAGGCCCTTCTCCTTGATGGCCTTAGGATAATCCTGATAGCACTCATTCATATCCACGCCGCCCTGGATTCCGGGAACGCTGCCGGAGCTGGTGTACTGCCACATGCCATATTGGCCGGAATACTGGCACTCAGTAAAATACTGGGCAGCCCAGACATCATAGGGAAGCTGGTCAGGATAGAATTTGCTGTCAAGCCAGCTGAGGGAGGCATAAACGCCCACATAATACCCAGCTTTTTCAACCTCAGAGCAGAAAGCCTTAATTACATTGGTCAAAGCCTGCCGGGAAAGCGTGCCCATCGTCCCATTGTCCTCTACGTCGTAATAAACGGGATATTCGAATTGCTTGCCCTTGATGGTGTCCAGGAAGAACTTAGCCTCCTGGCGCGCCTCAGCTTCGGAAACCGCATAGCCGTAGTGGTAAGCGCCTACTGGGATTCCGGCGGCTTTGGCTCCCTTGTAATTGTTTTCAAACTGATTGTCCACCTGAGAAGGATCCGGAGAACCGAAAGAGGAACGGAGAATGGCGAATTTTACATCGCTGTTTTTCACTTGGTTCCAATCGATTTTCCCCTGCCAGGTAGATACGTCAATACCGATAATCATTTTAACCACCCGCCGCTTTCAAGCTGGCTTTTCCTTTCCTCAATCTCTTCAGCGTTTTCCTCCTGGAGCCTTTTGGCGTCTTCCAGTGAGATACCCATAGCCGCCGCGGCTTCCTGAGGTGTTTTCCCGTAAGCGTAGGCCTTAATGATTTCTTTCTTTACTTGCTCTGTCATTTTGCTTCCTCCTTGTTTTCTAAAGCGGATAAACGCCGCTCTAAATTCTCAATTTGCTTTTGCTGCTTCTGCACCATGCAGATTAAAGGGGCAATAAATTCATCATAGCGAAGGGAGTAGATATATTCTCCTTCGATGGTCCGGGTTTTTAATTCTTTCCGTGTTACAGTTTTTTCCTCTCCGGTTTCCTCGTCTGTGACAGTCTCGGGAACATCTTCGTAATAATCCTCCGTTTTTGGGGATTTGATGAATCCGGCGAAATCCATGCTTGTCATTCCAAGCTGAGGGAACAGCTCCTCAATATCCTGCGAGATCAAGCCCCAGTGGGTTCTGCCGCTGTCAGCGTCGTTAAAGACATAGGAGCTTGGCTTCAGCCCCATAATAAACGCCGTTATTTTTTCCGGGTCAAGATCTGTGATATCGTGCTTGGCGTTTCGGTCGGAGGTTTGAATAGTGCCGTTCTGGGCGTAAACAGCGCGCCATTTCTGGTTTGCGATTCCTAAATACATATGTCCTGCGGTTCCGGCGTTAACAGCCGGGCGGAAGCTGTTTTGATCATCACTCCGGTTGCTTTGAATAACTACTCCATATTCGTTCGTGTTGTTTCCGCCAAACTGTAAAATTCCGTTTCCGTAAATTTGAGGGTATTGAGTTGTAGTAAACTGAAGCTTCCCATTTACCGCACCGCCTCCGGAATGAAGAACGGTGTAGTTAGATGGATAAGGAGGCGTGTTATATTTGAAACCAGGGGTAAAGTATAATTTACCATCTGCCGCCCAGATTACATCGTATTTGTCTCCGTCATCTTCTCTCTTAAATCCCCATCCTTCACTTGCGCTTCCCGCAGGGTCGGCAGTCAAGATACGATTTACGCCAATGATATTAGAGTTTTGGCAGTCTAATGCGTATTTTTCGTTCGCTGGTCCGCTGCCGCCGTACTGATTGGCATACAGCTTTAATACTCCCTGCATTTCTCCGCCATTTGGTGAGATTGCTCCAAAATATGCCATAATAAGATCCTCCTTTTCTAATTAATCAAAAATACCGCGTCGATAGAAAGCGGCCCGGTAGAAGGAAGCGTGCCGGAAAACGCCACAACTGAACCGCCTGTCCCGATTTGAGCACCAGCTGCGTTAGAAATATCCCCTCCGCATGTCATAACGACGTCGATATATTTCGTCGGCACAACCCCGCTAGGTAAGTTAAATATCAAACTGTTGCTGGAATTGATTGTTGTGCTGGGAGCCCTTAAACGCGCGGTTAAAGCGGCTAATTTCCCTGTTACTATCAGATGGCACGCAGAAGCCGCACTGGCTGCCTCCCAGCCGTTTTGTGGGGTTAGTTCGTATACAGTTTGGGATACCGCTCCCACATCGGCGGCGGTCGGCATTTGAGCTAGCTTGCCGGAGCTATTTAGGGTTGCTACACCATTAGCTGCACCTTTTTCATCATTAGGTATAGCTTTTTCGTCAATGTTAGCGAAAGCGGTATTAAAATCGTTCATTTGCGGCGGGTCAGAATATACCCATTGTGGTAAATCAAAATTTGGCGTTGTGGATTGATAGCTCATAGTGCTCCTCCTTTATAAAATGGCATGTCTGACGCTGAGTGTCATAGCAAATTCACCTTCCGGGTTATCCGGAGAACGGTCTATATTAACGGCAGCTTGAAGAATCGGTTCGTTTTGTTGAGAGCCGTTATAATACATTTGCAGGCCGGATATTTTCTCCTGGAGTTGATCTGGCAGTAGATAATAAGTGGCTGTAACACTGGTTGAACTAACTTCAACAATATCCGCTGGCGGCAGATGAAAATTACTTGATGCATCTGTGGTGAAATATAAATCTGATACTAGATTAATTCCGGATAAATCCCCGGCAGCTCCCTGCCCTTGAATAAGCTTCAGCAGCTTTTGTTTCGCAAAAGGCGTTAAATAGTTTCCCAAATAGTACCACCCCTTTATGAGTTCTTCAAAAACAAACCAAGACGGATATGCTTTTTCCCAGCCGCGCCAGTTTTTGATTGTGCTTTCGATTTCGCTCCAGGTGTTTACGTTG